CCTTATGATGGCAACCAATTGTATCCAATCAGGGAAGATGGATTCATCAATCATACAATGACAGCAGGCAAGATATATCCATTAACTAATAATAAGGAGGTTGGAGATGTTCTTCAACAAGCAGAATAAGGAAATCAAGGAAGCCGTAAGAAAATATGAGCAGAAGCTTCTTCAAGAAGAGAAGATGAAACAGAGGCTTCTTTCCAAAGATATGGACTACCAATATTTGGAAGAACTCTTGAAGAGATGTGAGAACAACCGAGACCTTATTATAGAAATAGACACCGCAGACCATGCTCATTTGACCATTAGAACCAAGAAGGAAATTCCAAAGCAGAGCAACGGTGCTATTTTTGATAGAGAGGATATATGAAAGCAGTAAAAGCCAAGCGTGGCAGTAAGACAGAGAAAGCGATACAACTCAAAGATGGAACTCTTGTATTCGACAAATACAGGGATGTAGAGGATATACTATACAATGCCTATTCAGAGAAGTTCCAGACAGGGGAAACTACCGACAACACTTGGCTTGCCAAATTTGTGAATGAGAATCTGGACAAGATTAAGAAAGGAATCACTATGGATCCAACTACTGCCCCTACTGCTCTTAGGGAAGTGAATAAGATTGCCACCAAGACCGCAGAGTATGTAAGGTCTAAGCAGACATTTGATACTGATTTGTCCAGATACTTATTGCAGAAGCAATTGTTCCCTTGGCAGAAGAAAGTATTTGAGGACACTTCCAAGAAGAAATCATTGCTCGCGGGGAGAAGAAGCGGTAAAAGTTTTTTAATCAACTATTTGGCAATCAGCCACTGTTTGGAGAAATCAGCCAAGCAAAGACAGGCAGCCATAGTTGGACTTACATTGGAAAGAACCGCTTCCATCTATTGGGATAGTTTGAAGGAAGCAGTAGCCAAATGCCACATAGAACACAAGGTTGATAATGCCAAGTACAGGATTACTTTCAGCAACGGCAACTTCATAGAATTGTTTGGAAATGGCTCCAAGGCAGAGAGGGAGAAGTTCAGAGGATTTGACTTGTCATTTGCCGCCATAGATGAAATGCAGTCCCAGCAAGGATTGATGTATTTGATAATAGACGTAATTGGCCCAATGCTTAAAGGACAGGATGGTGATTTGGTTTGCGCAGGAACTGCCCCACTTTCAGCAGGTACTTACTGGGAGCAGATAATCAATGATGATGTCTACACTTCTTTCCACGCAACTATGGAAGACAATCCAACCATTCCTGACCATGAGAATGCCTTGCAGACTATTCTGGAAGAGAATCATTGGACTAAGGACAATATTACATACAGAAGGGAATATTTGGGTGAGGTAGCCTATGATACCAACAGAATGATATACCCAAAGAGAACCTACTACAAGGAATTGCCAAAAGAACAGTTTGTAGCGTGTTATATAGGAATAGACTATGGATGGGCAGACTATTCTTCGTTTGCTCCTATCCTTATCACCAATAATAAGACAGGATATTTGATTAATGAGTGGAAGGAGAACAAAACTGCTTCTTCTGCAATAGTGAATAAGATGAAGGCATTGGTAGAATCAATACACTCCACTTATAATATTCCAAATGAGAACATTAAGTTGGTGGCAGACAGTTCCCACCAGCAAATATCCTTTGACATCTACAATCAGGGAGTAATCAACATAGAGAATGCCTATAAGCTGGGAGAAAATTACCAGATAGCCAGAGTTGCAGAAGCTTTGGAAATAGGCAATCTTCTAATCAAGGAAGGTGATTACTTTGACCAAGAATGTAATTCGATGGTCTGGAAGTGGAATGATGAGAATGGAACGGTTATCTATGAGATAGATGACAAGACCTTCCACCCAGACATTGCAGACAGTGTTAAGTATGCTTGGAACACCTACCTGTCAGAGAATTTGTATTAGTTATAAATAGGAGTAAAAAATGAAAGGAACTTATAGAAGTGAAATTGAAGGAATGCTCGATTGTATTGGTGCTTCTCAGTTAAAGAAAAGACTTGGTGCTTTCTTTACACCAAAAGCATATGCAGAAAAAGCAGCAGAATATGTTAAGAACATAGTTGCTAACCTTTCACCAGATACAGAAGATTATTTGATTATTGATAGATGTGCTGGAACAGGCAGTTTGGAAGAAAGCTTTACAGATGAAATGCTTTCTCATACTATTCTTAATACAATTGTTCTTTCAGAAAGCTCTACTCTTCATGGTCTTTATTCTGGTAGAGTATTTGCTATATTGCCTGAAAATATGGAAACAGACGAAGAAGGATTGTTTGTTCATGGCGATGCTCTTGAAAAATCTTTCAATGAAAGTTTGAAGGAAATCATCGAAGCATATAGAGCGACTTGTAAAGAAAACGGAAAAGAGCTTAGACTTATTTTCTTTGAAAACCCTCCTTATGCTGAGCCACAGGCAGAAGCTACAAGAAGTGGAAATACTGTAAAAGGAACAGGTAAAGAATATATAACTACTTTGATGAAAAATTCTGGTAGAAAATTTGGAACTGCTACAAATGACATTGCCAACAAATTTATTTGGTCTGCTTTCAATTATTTTGATTGCGATCATTATGTTGTATTTTCACCAATTAAATATTGGAAAAGCCAACACCTTATTAACGAAAAATTTGTAGAAGGATTTATTGGAAACAGAGCTGAATTTCATGCAACAGAAGCAGGTATTTCTGTAATTCACTGGGAAAATGCCCATAACAACATTTCTACAGAAGAAATTAATATGGAAGTTTGTGATATTGTAAATGGTTGTCCTGTAAAAAAAGACAATATAGTTATCAAAAAAATAAACAGTGGTATTACAAAATTGCAAGGTGAAGTAAATAACGAAAATAATAGTATTTGCAGTTTATATCAAGGACAAGGAACACCAGATTTCAAACATGCTTATCTTTCTAACAAAAAAGAAAACGTGCATTTAACTCCAAGATATTTAAACAAAGACAATATTCTTCAAGCAGTACCACTTTTTGCCGCAAATTGTTATGAATGTAAGGATTTTACAGAAAAGGAAATTCTTATGAAGTCTGGTGATGGTGGATTGGCATATATGGAAGACAGGCAGTTCTTGCTTGATTGTTTTGTATGGTGTGGTCTAAGCGACAAAAACAAGTGTATTTCAAATGATGAATTGAAGAATGAATATTGCTTCTGCCAAAATACAAAAGCAGATTCTATTCTTGAAGAATATGAAATACTTCATAGTCCTAGATATGCTGGTTTGCTTAACAGATGGAAAAGTATTCTTCACGAAGCGGAAGAAACAGAAGAGTATAATCCTGATGAGGAATATACTTATGGTTTGTATCAGTTGAATGAAGAAGTAAATATTACCGGTATTTGCAAAGATGATGAAGGAAGAGTAATAACAGATAAAACAGGAAAACCAAAGCAAGGTATTATACACCCAGAATTGGATTCTCAAATCAAATTGCTTAAAGCAGATTTGAAAAATTTCTATAATGAAAAAATCGCTCCAAAGCTTTTTGAATATCAGTTACTTAAATAAAACAAAGCCACCGCAAGGTGGCTTTGTTGTAGGGGCAAAACTAATAAGTAGGAAAGAACGCATATGAGATACATTAACGATGAAGAAAAGGATATATACTCCTATAGTAAGAAGGAAAAAGACCTCATCAACGAAGAGCTAATAGAACTTGGCAATAGAATTACAGAGGTAAATGGAAGGGTAGATACTACTAATCAGGTGGTAGAGGGCATAATTACATCTGATACTTGCAATAAGCCTAATGCCAACCATATCAATACTACTACCAACAAACTCAAAGCAGATGAGAGTGATTTGGGTGATATTACTTCTGACAATATCATCAATGACCATTCCTTGAAGACAGGCTCCATAGATGCCCAGTTGGGTAATATTGACAGCTTGGAAGCCGGAAGCGGTACATTCACCTCAGTAGCATCTACTACTCTGGAAGCCCAGGAAGCAGAATTTTCAGAAACTACTACTGGAAGCTTGCAAGCAACTAATGCCGAGATAGACAATCTTACTGTAAATGGCACTTTGGACATTAATACTGCTACTATTGATAATTACAACATAGACGCAATGGAAGCAAATACTGCCGAGATAGGAAACATAGAAGCTGATAATGCATCTATTGGCAATGCTTCAATCACTTATGGTGATATAGATTTGCTGGAAGCAGACAAGGCTACCTTAGACCTCTTACAGACACACAATATTACTTTCCACAATGACCCTAGGAATCCATTCTATGTTCATATAGAACCACAAGACCAGCCTTCTGAAACAGATTTCAGAATCATAGAAGTGCCTTATGTAGATACTGGGGATTATTACTTGTCTTTGAGAGACCCAGTGACAGACCAAGCTTGGTGGAGTGTAATTGTCCATAACAACCATTCCAACATCACAGTATCTTATTCCAGAAGAACCAAGGACTTACATGGAGAACCATTAGTAATCCCAACTCTTGATGAAATGTACATCTACAATTATGATAGTGAAGCTCCAAAGGTATATTTGAAGACATATGTTGGTGGTAATTTATACTGGCAGAATCAATCATTGATGGAAAAAACAACCCCACCAATATACAACTGGTATCCATTCGATATTTCAGCAAATGGTGCTATCAGATACCAGTGTTTACATACAGCTGCTACTTGGTTCAGCCACAATATCAATATTGGTACCAGAGGAGACAGTGAAGGAGATGCTTCATTATTCTTCACTCCCACAGACTGGAACAATGCTTCCAGAAGTCAGATTGAATTTAATGGCGAAAGAGATATAATCTACAATTTCTATGTACCAAACCAGTCCGTTAACACAACAGATGAAGTTATTTTCAAAGACTTGATTATCGATCCGCTTGACGGTAAGTGGGTATATAATATTGAGAATGCCCTTCAAGGTATTGATCCAGTTACTATCGGTAGCAACGGTCAATTGGATGCTTATGAGAACCTCATAGAGACTAAGGAACTCTGCAAATGGAATGGTAAAGTAGGTACTCAGGGTGATGATATTACCACAGAGAATGGTTGTATATATAGAGACCAAGGCTATGAAGAAATCAACCAATACCTATACAGAAAGGTAGCACTTGATTCATACGACAAGGTAACATACAATGGAACCCCAGTTACTACTACTTCCAAATTAGTCCTTAGAAGAAAGATGAATACTGCAAGAGGTTTGGAAGACGATTTGGTAGTTTCAGCTCCTGCCGTAGTTGCTCCTTACGAGGATGCAGATGGAATAATATGGACTTCCTATACATATTCATTCTATGGGGAATATCCAGAAGGACAGATGTACACTGTATGGCTTGAAAGAACAGTAGAAGGAAATACAGTAACCAAAATGCTTGAATCAACTGTAAATAGTGATGAATACATCATCAACTGTATAGGCTTCAAGCAGCAATTTACATACGGTACTATCGACCTTAACAAATATACATACAACAGCTACCACAATACATTGCAATACTTAGGCGATGTACAGGAAGGAAAGTGGGATGCTGGTGATATACATATTACCAAGAAGAACACTCCAACTGGAAATTATGATGGTGATTTAGAAGTAGACGGAGATACTACATTGCACGGAGATATTACGTTATCCCCAGTATCCCCAGAAGACACTACTACACTTACTTACAACAAGCTTGAATTGGTTGGCCACAAGAAAGACAGCCAAGATGAGGACATTCCAGGTAGCAACTTGCTAATCCGGGATGATGTTGACATTGGAGAAAGTCCAGACGACATCCACAATTTGAATGTAAGTGGTAAGATAACATTCGGTTCTTTAGCAATCAACAATTCCAATGAAGGTGACAACATGCGTATTAGAAACGCAGGTACAGCCCAAGACCCAGACATGGTAATGATTGCAGAAGGATGCGCAGAATTAGATACTAACAACAACCTCAAACCAGAAGATAAGCTTATTACCGCAGAAACAATAGGTGATTGGAATGGTGCAGTAAATGACAATAATACAATCTCCTATCCATTGACAGAGTTAGGCAACGGTACTCAAGTACACGGTGACCATTTTGTAGAGAAAGACCAGATAGTTTCTGGCAATGCTACTGTAAGAGGAAACCTCATAGTAGATGGTTCCTTGATAGCAGCTGATGAACAGGAAATTCAGACTTCCTCAGATTACGCTGTACTTAGAAAGAACAAGCAGAATGGTTTAGGTCCTACAGAAAAGAGCGGGGTTGTAATAAACAATTACGATGGTAACGGAAAAAATGCTTCCTTAGCAGTTGATAAAGATGGAATTTTCAGAATAGCAGACAATGCTGTTGAAACATCTCATCAGTTCACAACAATAAGCAATTACGGTGGTACTTGGATTACAGGAATAAATCCTGCTTCTACTGCTTCTACTTATCCAACAGGAGCAATTATCTCGCAGGATGCAGATGCATTGAGTGATTGCGCAGATTACAGTGGTTCAATCTACCATTATGATGGAACAAACTGGTTCTTGCTTTCAATCGTAGCAACAAAGCTAACTTATGATAAGACAAGTCCAATAACAGATGCAACTACAATTACAGCATTGAACGCTGCTACCAAGAAGGAACTTGTATATTACAGAAGCGTTACAGATATGACTATCTCGGACGCTTCCAATCAGCCAATACTTACAAGAGACGAAGCATCAGGCTTCTGGGACAAAGCTCCGATAATTTGGGATGCTACCAACAACAAAGGTGTAGCAGCAACTTCTACTGGCCCAACAAAGTCAAAGCAAGCATTGATATCCAGAATAGACCCTTCAACAAGTGCACTTACTTACGAATGGGGAAATGCTTCCGGAAGTGGTGCTGCATTTGTAATGACTACCGCAGAGTACAATACAAGAGCTGCCATTACAGACCCAGATGATGAAGATTATATCCCAAATGATGCTTTGGTAATAATTACTGATGCTGATGAAGAATACTTATGCGGAGAGGTTGAGGTATAATGAGTGTATTATATAAGGATGGAAGTGGAAATGTAGAAGTTGTAGCAGGAGAGCATTATGAACCTACTCCTGCTAAAATAGACTACAATAACCCAATAATAGAGCTAGATCCAGCAGTCAATCGTATCTTTTTGAATTCTGGTGAAAGGAAATTAGTATACCAGTGTCCAGTTGGTAAGAGAGTAAGAGTATACGTGATGAAAGCACAAAGCACTTGGCCAAGTGCTACTGATAATGCAATATCTTCTGTAAACTTTTATGATAGTCTTACATCTACTACTTCCATTGGACAAATGCATACAGCTTGTCCTTACCCAGGTAGTCAGAACAGCATATTCTTTGATTTGGTAAGTAGCCAAGCCTTGTATGTAGCAGAGCCAGGATACTCTTCTTCCTCAATATTTCCTATTTATTTATACTACTCAGTACAGGAGATGAAGTAATGTCGATTAAATACAATAGAGATGATACAGTAGCAGAAAGAATAAGTGAAGTTGATCATAATGATCGGATTGCTACGTTGCGATATGATTGGAAAACATATGAAAACACTACAATGAATTCCGGTTCCACTTACAAATATACTCCAAGCAGGCATTGCAGAGTGTATGCTACAATGAATTGTAGGTCAAGTGGAATAGATTCAAGGCATTGCAGAGTAACAATAGCAGGAAAGCTAATTGGGATATTTGGTACTTCTACTGGTACTAATACAAATTATCCAGAACAGATGCAGGTAAATGGCCCAATCTTAGACTTATGGCCAGGAGATGAAGTTACATTCCAAACAGTATCTGGAAGTACTTCATTTACACTAATACTCAACATAATACCATTCTGGGAGTAGGAGGTATAGAGATGTCAGTTTTATTCAAGAGAGGAAACCAGTATAAGAATATATGTGGTTCTTACAAAGTAGATACAGCCAAATACAGGCTTGATTATGCAAATACACAAAACGTAGCAGAGAACGTAACAGTACCAGCTTCTTCTGCTACTGGATATATATTCAGGGCATTTACACATTGCAGATTGTTCATCTACTTTACTACTCCCAACAGTTCAAACATTATTCAGAGATCCTGTAATTTCGTAGTGAATGGCAAGGTAGTAACAAGGCAATCTACTTCAAACAAGTACCCCGGATATTTCGGATTTACTACATTGGATTTGTGGAAAGGAGACGTATTAGAGATAAAGAATACCTCAGAAGACCCAAATACAATGTCTGTAAATATTATGAAGACAGACTTTTTAGCATGAGAGGAGATATATTATGATTACACAATACAAAGCAGCAGACCCGTTAGACCCAACCAGCCAAGCAGAATACAAACTATTGGCAGGAGGAGCAACCAGAACTTGGGTAGGCACAGAAGATGCTTATAACGCAGAGAAGAACAACATTCCAAACAATACAATGATTTGTATTACGGATGATGATGGAGAGTATAAGTTTATTTCACCAGACTGGGTAAATTCAACTGTACTTGGAAGCTATTCTGGTGGTTGGAATGGTGGAAGTTGGACTATACAGAAAGATGGATTCCTTATTATTTCTGGTGTTTGTCCTCGTGGTTCGGGTAGTGATACTACTTTTGTCAAAGTAAACAACTACAACGTTATTGAAGCTACTGCTGGTTATTTCCAGTCTACTTGCGTTCCAGTAAAGAAAAACGATTCAGTAGTTGTTGGTGGTTCTTCTGCCTTATCTAATGTAAACGGTTCGATTAGATTTTGCCCAGCAAAAATAACGGCCTTAGAGGTATAACATGTGGGAGTTTTTGAGTAATTTAGCACACAATCCTATTACATTTGTAGTAGTAGGATTTGTATTGGTATATGTATTCAGATATATAAAGAAGGGAGTAATCTCGTACAACGGACACGGACTAAATATTTCCTCCCAAGATGCAGAGAGGCAAATATTGCTTAGGCAATGGAAACACGCAAGATTAGCATTGGAAGCTTCTGTAAGGAAATTACCAGAGATTGTTCAGAAGCAACTCAAAAAAGAGACTACCGATTTGGTAATTGAGAGAGTGAATAACGCTTTCCAAGAGATCATCCTTTTGAATCACATTGATCCAAAAGACGAGACTTATGTATCGTTGAAGCAGGATGAATTATTGAATATAGTAATCAACAATACTACGAACGATTACTTTACTTCCAGTGAGTTCAGAGACTTATTCAACGACTTTATCAAGGATGAATTGACAAGTCTATGGTTGATTAGAAAGACCTTCAAGAACAATAACTAATAATTAGGAGAAACGAATATGGCAGCAAAGGCATTTTATGTAAGCAGAACAGAAACCGAAGGGCAACCTTCGGGAGCAGCGACTTTAAATAGAGCGGATGCACCGCAACTTTTGAAGATAGTACCAGTGGATAGTTCTACTGGCAATCCAGATCCAGCTACCCCGGTTGACAAGATGATTTATGCAACCGATGAGGATGATCAGGAAATACTATTTACCTCAGATACAGTACAGTCTGGTGACCTTAATCCAGTAACTTCGGATGCGGTATACAATGCAGTAGAAGAAGCTAAAGAAGAAGCAGAAAGAACAGTAAATAGTTATAGCGAAGTAGAAACTTGGACAGGTGGATATTGGATAGATGGAAAACCTATATATAGAAAGTGTGGTGTTTATAATAATGGAGGTTCTATAGGAACTGGTGAAATAGTAATAGATTCAACTTTGACAATGTCCTATGTAGATAGTATTGTGGCAACTGGTGGTAGTGCTAAACCTACAGATGAAACTATACTCCTTTCAATCGGTGGGTATTCTGGTGACCTATACCGTCTAAACTTAGCAGTTTCAAATGCAGGTTTAGTTAAACTATCTAGTGATGTAACATACATAAACTTTAAATGGTGGATTGAATATACAAAGACAACAGACTAGGAGGTAAAAAAAGGGTGATATGATTGGTCTTAATAGTTTTGGATTACAAGGTTGTATTGTAGAATATGTAAAGTAAGGAGAAAGAAATATGCAATATACAGCAAGTGAACTTATAGAAAGAGCAAAGAATTTGGCAGACTGCGGAAATACTGACTTCCTTACAGAAAAGGAAGCTACCCAGTATATCAATGATGCCTACAATTATGTTTATCAGAAGCTCATAGACAGGGGAGACAGCTTCATAGTGAAGAAGATGGAAGTAAGTACCGGGGTATATCCACTTCCACCTGACTTCTACCAGCTACGCTCAATCAAAGACCCTTATTCTGGGTTTGTACTTACAAGGAAATCTGGCAATGCTTCCTTCAATGAGACAGGATATGAGATAGTGAATAACAAGCTTATTATAGGGGGTACTTCCTTGCATAATCTGGAAGCAACCTACTATCCAAATCCAACATACGTAACACTCAATTCCCCAGAGAAGGAAATAGGGAAACTGCCAACCCCAGCAGGAAGGTATGGAATATACGGTAGCAAATTTGTTTGTGAAGCAGAAGATTCCATTCTGGTATATGATTGGGTGAATGAAACAACTACCAATCTATCAATAGAATTGGAAGAAGAAGTAGATGCAATCTACGTAAGCAAATCAAGCTTCTTCCTAATTACAGACACCAATATCTATTGCTATGACTTTGAGGGAAATCTAATCAATCAGTACAGCAAGGAAGGCAACGTACTCATTAGATTGGAGAATGGAATCATCAGGGTAGAGCAGAGAATAGACAATCAAATCAAATACAGAGGCAAGGATGTTACCTTGGAACTTTCCCCAGAATTATACCTTGCAGCTACTGAGGGATATATATTCTACCGCAACAATGGAAAGCTATACATCCAGCAGGTAGATGAAACTGAATCCACTGAAATAGAGGATGCAATAGACAACTTCATTGCTACCAGAGTGAATGGAAAGGCAGGAGTATTGTTCTACAATAATAAGCCAAAGATATTCGTCCTCAATTGGTCAAAGGTAGAGCATATCAATGCAGACTTTGAGAGTTTCATTGGCTTCTATGACAATAAAGACTATGGAATGATATATACAGACGGAGTAATTTGCTACAAGCGGGGAATACTTCCAGAGACAGTATTCAACTACCCCAACAATACCTACTATACACTTATAGCGTATATTATAGCTACTTATTTGGTAGCCAAGCAAGGTGGGGATGTTTCAATATTAGCCGCCCAGAAGGAAAAGGCAGAATCAGACTTGGAAGACAATTCCAATGATGCCTGGTCGCCTGTGAGAATCAAGAACGTATATTAAGGAGAAGCGTATGTTCAAGGAAACTAAGTTAGATTATAGCATAGAAAACCCATTGTCATTCCGTACAGATGAGAATGGGGAAAATCCCACCGAAGCATATGATATGGGAACTGATACCGCAGTTCCCTCTACTGCCATCCAGTCAGCCAGATATGATGGTGAGGATATGCACATTCGCTTCAAGAATGGGAATGGTACTGAATACACATATCCAGGAGTTCCCCCAGAGACAGCCAAGAAATTCAGAATGGCAGCTTCTTATGGGAAGGCATTCCATAAGGACATTAAGCCGTATAGTGTCAATGCTTAAAACTAATAAGTAGGAGAATACCATGGGTGCAAAGAAAGGTGAATCAAGCGCAAGTAAAGCCGCAAGAGAAGAATATAATAACATAATGGCAGAACAGAAACAGCAAATGGCAGAGTATCAGAAATTGGTAGCTGAGAATACAGGTATGCAAGGCTACCAGAAATCATTGGATGCTGCTGCTCAGCAAGCTGGAAAGATGAGTGTTGGACAGGCACAAGGAGCCGCCAATCAAGCAATTCAGGCAGGTAGAGCTGCT